TTTTCAAATTGTGTCTGGTAGTCTACATACTTCTCAATACCAAACTCCTTGGGCAACTCACCAAAGAAACTAATCACGTTTTCATGAAGAGGGTTGGGTGTCTTGAGATACATGAACTTGATCTTTTCACCTTCCTGAATAAGAGGATGCTTGTTCTCTACCTTATGTTTTTTAACATAGTAGTTGTAGAGTAGAGCACCCCTTACGTGGATGGGTGTTCCTTTCTGGTAAATCTCATTTGGGTGGCGATACTTTGCCAGATTGTTAACTCCTCTGGGGAAGGCGACTTCTTCGTAGGGTCGCAGTCTGGTTTCTGCTCGCACGACATTGATAAAATCGATAAGTTCATCATTTGTTTTGCCGATAATAATCTTAAACGCTGCATACAATTTATCCCTGAAATAAGCTGGAGTAGAAGAACGAGCAGTCTCCAGACCCATGATTTTCATCTTGGGTTCGTTATATCTAACCCCCTCACTGTCCCATACGTTGAGAATGTAACGCTTCTTAGCAGTCCAGATACCACGATCAGCGATGTTCTCACGCTTCATACTCATCTTTTGTTCATACGCCGAAACGTAATTCGCAAGTTCCTGATAAGAGGATTCGATGAATGGCTCCAACTTGTCTTCGCAGATCTTATCAAGTATCGAAACAATTGCTGCTTTATCGCCAGACTTAGCAGTAAAAAATTTATCAACAAGAGGTCCAAGATTAAGATAGATGCTGTCGGTGTCAGATGCGATAACATAATCGACTTCCTCCGTTTGCAAAAGAGTATTTAGATACTGGTTCATCTTGTTCTCAATCCAACGGATCGAGAGCTGACCAGACAGAGTGATCGCTTCAGCATTAGCAAGACGATAGTATCTAAAGTGTTCGTTGCCGATAGCACCATAAGCAGAGTTCAAAGAGATCTTCTTTGCCATCTGGATGTTATTACAGCGAGCAATCTCTTTCATGAGTTCAACCGTAGGAGTTTTCTCATATTGTTGCTTTGCTTTAATCATCCTCTTCTTAAAGATGACACGACTGTCATACATCTTCTTCATCAATTCGGGCAGAATACCTTTTACTCTACGATAAAGTGCCCCGTTTGCTGTTATAGTAAGATTAACCTTTCTCAAAGGATCTAAATCTAAATCTTGATTAAGAAGTTTATCTACATTAACTTTATTGGAAAGTTCTCTCACCCTCTTAAGTGCTTGCAATTCCTCTTCAATTTCCTCACGGGACATTTTACGAACATCTTTCCACATACTATCACTCATAGGATTTTATTATACTTTTTACGATTTTCAGTTGCTGTTAGTATTTGCAAATTATTTTCGTGATGTTTTCCTCCTTTGGAAATTGGAATGATGTGGTCCACTTCGTGGGGAATACCAGTTTCTTCTGTCAATTTAACTGCCTCTTCATAAAAGGAATTTATTTTTTGCTGATTTGCAGTTTCATCAAAAGCATGTTTAGTTCTACTTCTCCTTAACGATGCGTGATAATTTATTGATGCTCTTTTATGGTCCTCTCCCAAATATCTAAATTTAGAAGAACAAGAATGAGAACAAAATTGAAGTTTCCATTTCTCACTTGTTGCTCTAAATCTGCTTACAATAAACGGAGAACTGCAATTTTCACAATAAAGAGTTTCCTTTCTCTCTTTATTTTTATTCTCCAAATGTTTAGGTTTTTGGAGTCCATACTTTCGTATTTTTTGTTTAATAAGAGGGTCAGAGCATCCAAAAAAATCAGCACACTCTTTACGACTTTTGTTTTCAAGAATATAAAGTTGGTGTAGTTGTTCTTTAGTTATGTTGAATTTTGGTTGCATTTGTTTTATTGTATCCGCACATTATTATTTATAAGATGAGGATATTCTACAACATTTTCTCCAATTCAGCAATACGATTATTAAGTTGATGTTTTTCAATTAATGTTTCAGGGCTTATGCTGTACTGCATAATGAGATGAGGATACAGAGAATTGAGGTCAAAAGACACAACCCAATCATAGAATCCAGGAATCGGTTCTTTGACATAAGCCCCAGCATACTTCTCTGTTTTAGTTGCACTTTCCTTCTTAGGGGGAATAGCAATCTTACGCTTAAGCAGATCACAATAAATGTAATTGTCCCACATCTTCACCTGACTAAACACGTCCTCATAGTTTACCTTAGCATCGTATGCCATGGTATATGCAAGGTCAATCAACTTCATCTTATCGTCTAGTTGATCTACCAGACGAACGTCATGAATATTATATTCAATAAACTTCTGCCAGTCTCCCTCGTAGAACTCTTTGAATGTATCAAACTCTGAGTGATCTAGTTTCTTAGATCCAAGTTCAACAAAAGCAATATGATCTAGACGATAACTCTCTTGGTTAGTGTAAGTAAACTTCTTATACAACTCAAGATAATCAAGTTGAGAGATGCCAAGCATATCAATAGCTTGTTGTTTACGACCTTGAATATAGATTTCACGTTGTGATACTAATCTCCAAGGTGACAATACTTTTACAAATTTATCGCCAAGGATACGATTGATACGATTATGGATGTATGGTATATCAAACAACTGAACATTCCATCCCGTAATTACATCAGGATAGTTCTGCTGCCAGAAGTCAAGGAAAGCACCCATCATGGTCTCCTCTGATCTGAAGTGCATGTAGTCAACCATACTATCCTGGTTGTTAAAAGGACGAGCACCAAAGACCGTTATACGCCCCGTGAAGGAGTCCTTAATGCTGATAGCAAGAATCTCTTGGTCAGCACTCTCTATGTCAGGGAAACCGTTCTCAGCAGCAGTTTCAATGTCAATAGTAAAGACACGGATCTTGCTACTATCAAACTTCAGTTCCTCTTCAGGATGTTGCTCGGCAATGTATTGATACAAGAAACGAGAGTTTCCATAGATGTCAAAGTCATCAACTTCTTTATACTGTTTGATAAATTCACGAGCATCATTGATAGAACCAAACTTATGTGGTTCTACACAATCACCTTCTAGTGTTTTCCACTCAGAATAATTTTTACTAGGCAAGTACATCGTGGGATTGAAAGGAACCCTCACGCTGTAGCGATTGCCATTCTCATAACCACGTACAAGCAGACGATTGCCTGCTTGCTCAACACTAGTGTAAAACTTCATTCAAGAGATTCAATATAACGAGCAAGGAGTGCCTTGCTTGGATTAGTCACAACAGTAATGTCAGAAGATCTGACATTAAACTCACGTTCTGAAGCGTGAATTGCCCATGGGACGATCTGACCTTCACAGTCTATCACATAGGGTTCAATCAACCACACATCAGGGTCACCTGGTAAAGTGTCTCCCTCAGCAGGTTCTACCTGAGCGATGATCCACTCATTCTGCAGCTTGATCAGGTTCGCTGTTATCTCCATTGTCAAGTTCCTCTTCGGGGATAAAAATTTGATCTTCAGTTATACCAATTTCTCCAAGTCTTTTAACAAAACTATCAAGAATATTACTGTCAGGATAAACTGCACTAATAATATGGTCTCCGCTTAAACGATGTTCTTCTACTGGTGAAAAAGGACACCAACGTTCATAATTAATTGGAATTGTTTTATCTTCATTCACAGTTCCAAGTTTTAATCTGAAAGGATATACCATTCTATATCCAATAATTTGCTTTTCGTTATCGGGATCGGTCATTTGACCAAAAATACAAATAACATTATCGCCAGTCACAAGATTCACAATTCTCACGTTGTGATTTGTTTTAATTTGAACAGTAGTCATAGAAACAAGTAGTTTATAAGTTAGTTTAGCATTAAAAAAGAGCACCGTCAAGTGCCCTTCATCTTTATTTAGAACCAGGTTTTTCGTTTCTGTTTCTCTGGTAGGTTCTTGACAAGAAGAACTTTAAGAAGACCATCTTCAAATTTCACATCCTCCACTTCTACATCATCTGCCATTTGCCAGTTGCGTGAAAATGTTCTATATGAAATTCCCTTGTGGGAATATTTACGTTCTTTATCCGGTGGTGCTTTCTTAGCAGATACTGTTAGAACATTTCGTTCTGTTGTGACTTCAATATCTGCTCCTGAAAATCCTGCAAGAGCGACTTCCAGCAAGGTTCTGCCATCATGTCCGTCCACCACATTGTACGGTGGGTAATTTGATCCACCTCCCGCAATAGCTTCAAGTCTGCTGAATGTTTCATCAAATCCGATTGAGTAGGGAGTATATGTTTCCCAGTTAATGTTTACCATGTCCTTAAATAAGCGACGTTTATATGCGACCCGTTAGGCATCACATACTTATTTAACGATAACTGTTTACCCTTTAATAACGGTTTTCCTTATTAAAAGTTGCGGTTTACTCTACCGTAGTCTTCTTGCGACCGATATTATATTTTGACTCAAGTGTCCATTCACCTTTCTCTCTGAAAGACAAGACTTTAATTTGATTTAGTGGTGCTAAATCTTCAATCTTACTAGCATCAACAACACTAACCAATCCCCAATCACTAAGGAGTTGAATGATACGATTACGACGTTGAACATCATTCAATGACAGGTTAGTATTTTTACCATCAAGAGCAAACAACTCTTTGAAGTGAACGATATAATACTTACCTTGTTTATGTAAAATATGACAAGACTGATAGATCTTTTTTTCTTTACGAGATGCTACTCCAATACGTGTTAGAGTTTCTCTTACCTTAAGAAAGTCGTCTGGTTCTCCAAGAACCACTTCAACCATATCAGTTTGTTTCCATTGGATTATAGTTTCATCACTCATTGTCTTCCACCTTTATTCAATACCTTGGTAATATGATCTAATTGATCCTTGGTGAGAATCCTAAGTGCCTGGAGTGCTTTATCGTCATTATAACCATAATACTCTTTAACTACTTCAAGATAATCAATAGAATCTTTTCTTGCCCAAGGAGAGAAACGCTTCCTCGGTTTCACACTATTTAGCAGAAAGTCATATTGTAACTTCTTTGGTAGATGAGAACTTTTATTCATCTCATTTACGTATAGGATAGTATCAGTGAAAGAAGACAAGCACCGGTTAACAATATAAGGAGGATACCCTCGCTCACCATCAGCGTCATCATCTAGAATACTTTTCTTTGATTGGTTAATTGAATACAGGTAATCTTTCAATTGATACATTATTTAAATACAGCGGTAACAGAAACAATTCTAGCGGTAGGATTTCTAGCAAGAGCAGTTTGTCTCGCTTCTTCATAATTACGAGCAATGACCTGCTCCTTGAACACGGTGCCTGCTACGTAGAGGGTGACTTCACATTTCATAATTTGCTAGGACGAGTTCCTTGCGAGACGCTTGATCTGTATTATAACTCCCCACGCTCCTCATGGTGTAAGTGTGTGCAAATTCAGCAGCTGTCCACCCCTGCTTGAAGCGGTCTCGGATCAGTTGCGATGAGTTGTAACTAACAAGTTGGTGACCAACAAACCGATCACAGATGGCAGCGAACCCATCATGATCAAATCCCTTATGCATATTCCCCTTCTTACCATAGAGATTAGAACCAATCTCATAAGGAGGATCTAGATAAGTAAAGATGTCTTTGTTATCAGTAAAGAGTTCTTGATAGCGAAGATTAGTAATCTTCCAATCTTTAATAAGTTTAGAATATTCTGGTAGTTTTTCAATCCCTCTCATAGAGAAGTTAGATTCACTTGCTTGCTTGGAGAAAGAACTAGATTCAGTAAGACCAGAAAAAGAACACTTATTGACAATGTAAAATGCAACAGCACGATAAAAATCCCACGTCTCTTCGTTACTTAAAGAGTTTTTCATTTCATCAAACAGTTGTCTAGCAAGTTCTGGGGTATTGTGTTCATTCTTATAGTCACGTATACACTCAAAGAGGTCTTGAGGTTCATCACGGAGAATACACCAGAAATTATACAAAGGATTATAAAGATCATTGACCCAGATGTCTAGGTGTGGATATCGTTTACCAATTTCCAATGCCACAGAACCACCACCAATAAATGGTTCGCGATACTCAGTGTAATCTTTCAGGTTTGGAATATACTGAAAGAGTTTACTCAGCGCACGACTCTTTCCGCCTGGGTACCTGAGGGGTGTCTTCAATGACTTCAATGTCTGGGGCATGGTATTTAAGGTATTCACGAAAGATCATTTTCATTTCACGCTCTGTCATTCCACAATGAGCAGCAGCATGGGGTAAGTTCATTGTAGCATGAAACAATGCTTCATTTGCTTCTGCTACATTCTCTGGTGTCGTTTTGACTTTTGATATATGCCCACTGCCTTTCTGCTTCGTTTTCGAGTCTCTCATACATTTCCTCCATCATAATAAATTTAGGTTCTTTTTCAATAAATTTGAGTAGTGTCATTTGAATTCACAACTCATCATGATCTCTGTTAGACATGCCAACAAGTTGATCTCTTGATCAGGAACAATAGTAATGTCTTTCATATACTTGGCAATGATAAGAACAGCTTCAGGAATAGAAGCAGGTTTCAATACACCATACAAACTGTCATAAACCTTACGCATCACCATACTAGGATCGTTATCCAGATGCTGAACTACCCAGTTCTTTACAGTAGTAAAGTCTTTCTTCTTTAGAGATGTAAGTAGAGAGTCCAGATTAACATCTGCAACATCAACCAGGATAGCAGAAGTAATACTCCCTGTGGCAGCATAACGCTGACACTCGTTAATAAGACGACGCCAATCAGGATAATACCTCTTAACAAGCTTCGCGAGAACTTTGTCTTCATACTCAACATTCTCATTTGTCAGAATAGTTTTGAGACGAGTAAAGAATTCTCCCTGGAGTTGAGTAGACTGCTCAGGTTTGATTCTAAAGTCAACAACGGTACATCGTGAGTGTAACGGTTCAATAATTTTATTGATGAAGTTACAGGTAAAGATGAAACGGCAGTTGCCATGGAACTCCTCCACAGCGGTCCTCAGAGACAGTTGAACATCGTTGGTGGTGTTGTCTGCCTCATCGATGATGACCACCTTGTGGGATGCCCCAGACGTGAGAGAGACAGTAGTAGCAAACTGACGAACACGATTCCTGATAGTGTCTAGGAAACGTCCCTCATCAGACCCGTTGATGACGATGTAAGAAGCACCAATCTCCTCACACAGTGCCTTAGCAACAGTAGTCTTACCAACGCCTGCTGTACCTGTCAGCATCAGGTTAGGGAGTTCTCCTTGATCAACAAAACCCTGAAACACTTCTTTGGTGCTAGCAGGAAGGATACAATCTTCAACAATGCTTGGGCGGTATTTCTCCACCCACAAAAATTCTTTGCTCATTCTAATGGTCTAGTAAATGATTTAGATACGATGTCCTGGGCACTGAACATCATTTGCATATACTCCATACCTTTCTTGGGTTTGGTATGCTCACCACAGGTAAAGATATCGCAGACTGCCATACCTTTCTCTGGCCATGTGTGAATACTAATATGACTCTCTGCTAGCATCGCCACACAGGTTACACCTTGTGGATCAAACCTATGTGAATTGATTGCTAGCAGAGTTGACTTACACTTTTTAGATGTAGTGTAAACAATATCTCGGATGAACTCCTCGTCATTTAGAAGATCAGTATTACACCCCTTGAGTGTAAAGAGAATATGCTTCACGCTGGTTCAAGGGCGATGTAATAAGTCAGGTCAGTATTTACGTTAGTCCACTCTGAAATGAGGTGTTGGGATACTTTGACAGTATAGTCACCGGGTAGAAGACGAATGTTCTCAATCTTAAGATCAAGAGTATATGTGCCAGTAGCACAACCTGCAACAGTGATATCGCAAGTATTACTGGTATCATTCTCTTTGTCCCTAAGGATAAGTTTAATCTCATCATGACCTTCAATTGATTGGAAGGTGAGATCAGGCAGACTGTAGACAGCAGATGCTTTCTGTAGAGCAATCAAATCTTCGCCAGTCAGATTGAACTGAAGATCTGAACCAGGAAACTTTACGTTTTTTTCTGGCGCACTCTTGAGCGTAATTTCTGGATCTGAAAAATAATACTTAGCAGACTGACGACCGCCACGGATGCTGACAAAATTTTCGTTGTCAAACTCAAGCTGAGGATCGCTAAACAAAGAGATCCCAGAAAGGAACTGACTAAGATCATAGATAGCGAAGTCAACCGGAAACACTTCCTCGCCAGTAAACTTTGCGAGGATGTTCTCTGCATTAGAGATAGTTCTAACCGTGGATCCTTTACGGAAGACAATCGAGGAATTGATAGTACTGAAGTTTTTGAGAACATCTAGGGTTTTTCTAGAAAGAATAACTTTACTCATTGAGGATAGGTTTCGCGGTTGGAAGATTTGTCAGAGAAGTGAAGCAACAGTAATGCGTAGTGAAGGATCTTAAAGATATCACGACGGGCAGTTCCTTTCTTATCATAGCGTGAAGCATACTTTAGGATGTTGCAACGGCAGAATGGCTCAGCGTCTCCACATGCTTCAATTAGATCTAACGTTTGAATGCTGTCGTTACCAGCAGAATAGTGTTGTCCATAAGTTCCAGCAATGTAATCACTTAGCTCTTTTAACAGAGCGTCTTCATTGTATTTTTTCGCCATTCAGTTATCCCAGATTAAGCGTAGACTACTATGGTAGCATTCTTGGACGTTGCCGTCAAGGTCTTTGACAAACAACTTTAAACCATCGCCACCCATAATTTTGACAGTCTTGCCAGTGTCAAGCATGGCAAGACAATTCACATATCCGTGAAATTTATCAGAACGGGACATCAGCATTTTCTTCCTCCTCAGTTTGAACGTCAGCATCAATCTTATCATACAATTCAATGAAAGACTGCTTAGTCTCATCATCAAAACGATTCACACAGACCTTGATTGCCTTCATACGATCACCCCAGATAGCATAAGCTCGCATGATATGGACCAGGCGACGGGTAGAAATAACCTCGTCAATACCACCATCAGCAAATGTCTTACGAATAATGTCTGCCCAGTTAGCAAGATTCTTACAGAAGTCTTCGTCATGCTTACCTACAGATGCAGCAATACGAATAAGAATATTGGTTTCTATAGCAACAGTAGGATACTCCTGCTCAAAGGTCAAGGCAAAACGCTCAAGAAATGCTTCATTCAATACGTTAGTGCCGATGAAGCGACCATCATCAGAACCCTTACCCTTAGTATTAGCAGTAGCGATAACGTTGAAACCTGCTTTGGGTTGTACATAACGACCTGTCTTCTTTAGAAAGATGCCCTTACCTTCAAGAACAGATTGAAGACACAGGATTTTATTGGATGCTAAATCAACTTCATCTAAAAGCAACACAGCTCCACGCTCCAAAGCTTCGATGACTGGACCATTATGCCAAACAGTTTCGCCATTAACAAGACGAAACCCACCAATAAGATCATCCTCGTCGGTTTCAATGGTAATGTTCACACGAATAAGTTCTCTATTTAGAGCAGCACATACTTGCTCCACAGATAACGTTTTACCATTACCAGACAGACCAGTGATGAAAGTAGGATAGAAGATCTTAGACTTGATGATTTTCTTCAGATCAGAAAAGTTCCCGAACGGGACAAATGTGTCATCTTTATCAGGAACGAGGTTCATTTCTTCCCGATCGGGAACAGAAATAGCAGCAGATGCTTCATAGGTTTGCTCAAGACGTTCTTGTACTGTCAAGTTCCAAGTGCCACGTTTGACGTAGAAATCACGCAGACGCTTGACAGCAGTAGGATAAGTCACACCAAAGCGATCACAGGCAGCACGAACATGCTCGGCATTGATGTCATTGCCATAGGTATCGGACAGATAAGAAGTAAGTTGTGTGGTGGTAAGATCGGACTTGGCAGGCATGGTGCGTTTCGTTGATGTAGTTATTATAGGGCAGAGTGGGGCAGAGTCAGGGGCAGAGTGGACAGTGCCTCAACTGACATACTCAATGAAAGAACTGAGGAGTTTCTTATTGGTGGATTTTGAACTAAGCATTTTCTTGAAGGCTTTACTGATTTCACTCTTCTTAGCACCAGAATCTACTTCTGTCATATCAGAATCATTTTCTCCACCAAGAGTATTATTAGAAATAGCATACAATGCAGTGTATCCTTTAGGCATAGGAATAATGGCAGACTTTAGTTTTTTCCATTGTTTTTGAATCTCACCATAGTAAGCAAGATTACCATACGAACCAACAAAGTTAGAGAGTTGACTACCAGCCATGATACGAAACCCAATAACGTTTACTCCAGAATTACGATCACGAACTTGGTTAATAAAAGTATTGGTAGATTCTTCCCATCCACTCATAGAAGAATACATACGACCAGTTTGACGATCACGAAGTATGGTGGAATATTCTAAACGATGTGGACGAACATAGTGCTCGTCTTTATGTTCGTTGTAATATTTACGACCGTAATATGCCTGACAACTCTCACCATCAGTAAGAATACAAACATTTACTTTTTGCAAGTTGTTCTGTTTCTTAAACTCAGGAATGATGTAGTTCAACATAATGACACTCTCATTCAAAGGAGTTCCAGAAAGACCAACCCCAACAGTACTACGATAAGAAACATAGTGCTTGAAGCAGTATGCTTCTCTAAACAAATTAAGACACATACGTTCGTAGTTTTTTGAATTAGATCGTGAAGATACAACATTCATCAAATGGAACATACCTTTGTGAAGATAGATCTCTCCTTCTACACAACCAAGACTCGCAAAGTATTCTTCATTAGATAGGTATTCACTATTACCCTCTTTGGCACGACGGACAGCATACCACTCATTAGTGAAAGCATATACTTCAAATGGGATCTGAACCTTCTTACAAAAGGCAGTCAAGTTAAGTAGTTGCTTTACCGTGGATAACAACTCATTCTGCATAGAACCAGACCAATCAAGAATAAAAATCAGACCATGATTTTTACCATCAGGCACAACTGTTACTTTCTTGAAAAGATCTTCATTGTACTTGTAAGTATGGAGATTAGAAGTATCAAGCACACCAGTCTTAGATTGACTAGCACGAGCATAAGCATCAGCAGACTTACGACATTCAAATTCTTTTACTAGGTAGTTTACTTCTTTCTGAGATTGCTTACGAAATGAAGTAAAAGCATTATCAACTTCTATGTATCGTTCAGAACGATTGTCAGTAGCATCAGGATCATTAATAAATCTATTGCGTTGTTCGTCAATCCAATCATGAACTTCAGTCCAGTCAGCAATATAATCTTTCAGATCAACAGAAGAAGGGATCTCAACATACTTAGAATTATCACCAAAGCGATCTGTTAATTTATTAGCAGCATCGTTGAAAGAATCCTGTGTCTTAGAACCTTCTATCTCTTCCTCGTCATCATAGTCTTCACCAACATGTGGTTGTGGTTGACTAGTAGAACTACTGTTATTTTCTTCGCGACGTTGTGCTTCTTCTACTGTTTCTTCACTCATCATCTCACCTTCTTTACCTTCAGAAGATTGATTGGCAGGCATTTCTGCTTCTGGTGTTTGCTCTTGCTCTTGCTCTTGCTTACTAAATTCATATACATCAACAGCAATCCGACAAACCTCATCAAAGGTTTCAGCAACATCTATGCGAGATACAAATACTTTTTCTTCAATAGAGAAAGGAATCATAGCACCTGCACCAATCTTGAAGTGGAGATTGATACGATCAATCAGACTAAAAGTATTAAAGTCTTCACCTTCAATACCAAAGAAGTCTTGATCGTTTAGTTCTTTATAACCACCAGCAAAAGACTTGCGAAGACCAGGATACTTACGCTTCATCAGTTTCTCAATGCGAGCATCTTCAATTACATTGATAAAGTCTTTAGGACAATCAAACATACTGGTCCAATCTTTATTAGGTGTGAAAAGTGAGTGGCCGCATTCGTGAGCGACTAGCATATCATACACCAACTTGGAAGCACGATCCCAATTCGGTAAAGTCAGCACACGACGATCAACATCAAAAGAAGCCGTAGAAACTTTACGATGCTCTACAATAAGATTTTCAGTAGCAAGCAAACGGGCAAGGTTTCCACGAATTTCTTGACTTGACATGGTGGGGCGTCTCGGTTGATGTCCTTATTATATGGCATCCAGAGACGCTCCTATGACGCCCTGTGGCAGTTTGCCAAGTGTCCTGGTCGTCCTTTAACCCAACCATCGCCAGGACACTCATGCGCCAATTTAGTGGTCTCTCCGTTATTCCACCAGCTGCGACCTTTTTTAGCGGCACTCATTTTCGCCCGTGCCTCTTCAGACTTTGGTTTGCCTAGCATGTTCTGCCTTGACCTTTCAGCAAACTCTTTTGTTTTATAAATTTCAGATTTTGTGTTGTGTAATCTTCCAAGCACCCATCCTTCACCAGGACATTCAATTGTATGCTTATCTTTTACACCATTATTCCACCACCTTCTTTTTGATACCTGTTCCGAAACTTTCTTTTTATGTTCTTCTGTAAGAGATCTTCCAGTATTAGTTTCCTTTGTTCTTTCAACACAATACTCACTTGGTTTTCTACCAGAAGTTCCTTCTCCACCAGATGTCATATTGATTAGAATTCCACCATCGTCCTTACGCCCATAATGACTAACCATATACATTTCATGTTTGTAGGCATCAAATTCTGTGATGTCTTTTTTCAAGAAAAGCACACGCTCTCTTGGCGGGGCACTCATTTTATTCTCACCTCGTCTGTGAAACCTGTATGCTCGGTTGCCAGTCCCTTTGCCAATATAATATGGCGTTCCGTTTTCTCGCAACCAAGCGTAAGTATAGAAATCAGATCTCATGGGTCATGCCCTCTTTACTATATTTATTTATAAGAGGACACGCCCTATTTACTCTATGTTAGCAAATCTTTACATTTGATTTACATTTTACCGAAGGCATCCCTAGTCCAGTTCAGAAACTGTCTCTCGGATCACGGAGAAGTTCTTTTCTTTCTCTGCTGTGATAGTTCTCTCAAATTTACCGTCAAGGTTTTCTCTATGACTGATAACATAGATGTTTGAGTTGTCATCAAAGTTACGTAGAATCCAACTCAGATCCATACCACCTTGCTGATCCAATGAACTGTCAAATATCTCATCTAATATGAGGAGGTTAGTATCCACACTATTCTTGAGCTTAGCAATACTTCTCCAAGTAAGCAGAAGAGCAATATCAATACGAGATTTCTCTCCTTCGCTGAAACTATCATAAGAAAACACATCCCTATACCTAGATTTAATTATCTCCTCAAAGTTCTCATTCAGTGTAAAGTTGACATAAAAGTCCATACTCTGAAGATACTGATTGATGAGTTGGTTCATCGCTGGAAGATAGGTCTTGATGATCCTAGTCTTAATACCGTTGTCTTTCAACAGTTGCGATGCTACCAATAGTGTATCACGGTCCTTGCGGTTTTCTGCGAGTGTGCTACCCAATTGTTTTTTATTCTTAACAAGACCCTCAAGTTTTACAAACTCTGCTTTCTTGTCTGGGTTGCTACCTTCCAGTTCTTTGATCTCAGATTCAATATCAGAAATAGTTTTTCTGAATGAAGTGATCTGAAAATTAGATTGACTGATGGAGTTGTTGATAGACATGACCTGACTTGACAACTCAGTAAATTTATTAAATTTAACTTCCTCTTCTCCTATAGCAGCAAGGATATCATTGTATCCCACAAGCATTTCATCAACCTTAGTTTTTCCAGACTCCAACTTTTCATCACGAAATTCTTCTGACAAGTCCTGAGTACATGTAGGGCACACATGATTCTTCTCAAAGAACTCATGTTCTTTTTTACATGTTTTTAATTTACCCTGAACTTTAATTAGAAAAGTGTTTAACTTCTTCAGTTTTGAAGTGCTGCTAGACACCTCTTCCATTTCTTTAGAATGTTTTTCAACTTCAGAAGTTAGTCGCGCAATTTCTTGGTGTTGGGTATTCTCATCCTCTAACAATTCAGCAATCTTATTCTCTTTACGAGTAATCTCTTCCTTGGTTTTCTTTTCGAGTTCAAGCATATACTTCTTCTGGAGATCAATCTTCTCCGCCAAAAGATGTATCTCGTAATCAATTGTTTTAATGTCTTCGTTATTCTCTCTAACTTTATCACGAAGAAGAACATTCATCGTAGAGAATACTTGGATGTCAAGAATGTCTTCAATAATCTCACGACGCTGTGCCAAAGGCAGACGCATGAATGGAACAAACGTAGAAGAACCAAGCACCACAATCTGTGTGAATGACTTGTAGTTCATCTTGAGAACATTATTCTCAAAGTTCTTCTGCTGTTCTACTAAAGAGCTCTCCTGATTCCACAGTTCACCATTACAGTAGATCTCAAATACATTGGGTTTGACTCCCCGAACCAACTTGTATTCTTTCTTACCAATACTAAATTCAATTTCAGTAAGACAGTTTTTTTCATTGATACTGTTTACCAGCATCGGTTTGTTGATCTTACGAAATGGTTTCCCAAACAAAGAAAAGGTAAGAGCATCTAAAATAGTGCTCTTACCTGCGCCGTTTGATCCTATGATCAGATTAGTTTTAGATGCGCGTAAATCAACTTCACTAAAGGTATTACCGGTAGAAAGAAAATTCTTCCATCGGATTTTCTTAAAAATAATCATTCTTCAGAATCTTCAGGGGGAATTAAAAAATCATCAGGGGTTATGATAGAAAACTTATGCCCCCTGTCTTGACATGCTGTAATTATAGCATGGTCGTCAATCTCTAGGATCTGCATAGGCGGATAATCTTCATCAATCTGTAACATCATCAGATATCTGTCAGCA